CACCGGCAGGCCCGGCCCGCCAGCGCGGATCTTCCACGTCCCGCCCATATCAACGATCTGGCCGCTGCAGGCTTTCAGCAATTCCTCGATGATCTGCGCAGGCTCATCGCCGACTGACACCTCAAGCCCGGCGCGGAACCGCGCGACGGTCGCCCCGCCTTCGGTCACCGTGGCATCGCAGACGTTCATGGCTGCAAACCAGTTGACCAAGGGCAGATCGGCCGCCGCGAACCTACCGCCCCAGACGGAACCCTCCGGCAGCGTGATGCCGCGCATGATGTTGTAGATCTGCACAACAGGGTTCTGGGTGAACTCCCACGTCGCCGGATTGGCCCAGCGGTGCGCGCCAGACCCGCCGACCGTGCTGTCTTTGCGCGGGTCGTAAAGCTTGGCCCCATCCACCACAAAGCGCACCACGGGCAGGCTGTCGAACACCTCCCGGTCATATTGGAATGTCACGATGGCATAGGCGATGCCGGTGCCCACCATGTCGGAAGTCCAGGGCCGCTCAGGATAGGTGCCGTATTTCGCCAACAGCATCGGGTCGGCGGCCGTCTGGGTGCCGGTGTAGAACTTCACCCATGCCCGGTCGAGAAAATCACCCTGCACCGGCAAACCGTAATCCGCGTGAGCCGTGGCCCCCAGCGTGCAGGGAATACCGTCGATGATGATCCCGTTCAGCGCCGAAACCGGGATGTCTGAAACTTGGATCACATAGGTCAGATAGGCGTTCGGGGTGCGGCCCACATCGCCGTGGCTCATCGCCGGGGCCACCGCATAGCCGCCTGTGGCGTAGCGGCCCAGAATGAACTGACAGGGATTGGTGCCGCCCGCCTGCGTGGCGGTGGTCTTGATGCCGGGGGGTTGCGAGCTGGGCTTTGATTGCAGCGCCTGCGACAGGGCCGACATAGCAACCGAGGTTAACAGCTTGCCAACAATCGTGGTGGTCAGGAATGACCCTAGCGTCGTCGCCGCAAAGGCCGACCCGACGCTGGCCCCCGCCGACAGCGCAGCCATGAAGACCGGCCCGGCATGTGCGGCATCAGGGGCCAGAAGCAGGCCCAGAAGAACGGCAAGGAAAAGATGCATTATTGGACCCTGAATGCGCGGTGGGCGGTCAGCAGCGGCGAGATCGAAAGGCCCTTCGGGCCAACGGTATAGATCGCCTCGCCCTGAACGATGCCCAGGGCGTCCCCGTGTTCGGTGGCGATCACGGCAATGTCGCCGGGCTGCGCCATGGCAACCGGGCATTCGTCAAAAAGCGAGGCCGCCAGCGCGGTGTTGCTGTCGTGTCCGGCCGCCCGCAGCAGCGCCATGCCCTCGGACAGGCTGCGATATTTGCCGCGCCACTTGGCTGCCAGATCGCGCCCGGTCATCGCCAACACCGCATCGGCGGCAAAGAGCGTGCAGTCATGGCGGCCAAAGGCAAAGGGCTTGCGCCGCACCTCATGCAGATACGACACTAGCGCCACCCGCCAATCCGCGTTGCGCATCACCGGCCCCCATAGCCATCAGGCTTGCCATTCACCGGCGGCGGCTTCGGCCCGGCAGGCGGTGCAATCGTGGCGCGCTTGCTGCCCCAATAGACATCGACACTGCCCGACACATCGACCCAGCGGCGGAACCGATCCCCGCCACGCAGCTTTTGCTGTTCGTCTGACTGGAAAATCGGCAAGGCACGGGTCAGAGATCGCGCCGATGATGCCACCGACACCGAGGCGGACCCCTGCCCGCCGGTTGCGGGCGTCACGATCTGCACATCATCGACAATGCCGGATAACAACCGATAGGGCGCGGACACGAGCGCGCCAGTCTGGGCATCGAACAGCGCCCGGTGAACCTCAACAGGGGCAAGTCGCGGCTCATAGTAGCGCAGCGCCTCGGCCACCTCGGGGGCAAGAGAGGCCATGCTGAAGGTGTAGTTGCGAACGCTCAGGCCCGCCTCGAACATCAGCGCAGGCAGGCCCAGAAGCCCACCTGCCCCAAGATAGGTGCGGCTTACCCCGCCAACCGTGAATGTCTGGTGATCGTCGCCGGTCCAGAAACCCACTGGCTCGGCAGCCCCGGTGGTGCGGTTGCGCGCCACCATCCAGAACAGCGCATGCGACACGATCCCGGTCGCCGTGGCGAAATGCCCGGCGGTATTGGCGTCAAACTCTCTCATGGATCACCGCAGCGTTTGCGTGGCGCGGAACGTGGCGCCGGCGGAAATCATCCCAGACCCGACGCCGACCGACACGCTGCCGGGCTGCACCACCATCTTGCAGACTGGGCGGCGCAGGCTGACCGCCGTTCCAACCGTCAGGCCGGGCCGCACCGGCGGCACCACCTCGATCGCCGAGATGACGCCCGCGCCCGAGGCGGTGGCTGTCGACACCGCCCGGTGCAGCGCATACCTGATCGGGCTGGTGCCATAGGACCAGCCGATATAGTCGCCACGCCGCAGCACATAGCCCGCAGGCAGGCCGCTGATGCCGATATCACGGTATGCCACCGAACTGATCGTGGGCGCATTGGCCCCGAGAATGGTCCCGTCAGGATCATCCCTTGGCCCGGTGCGGCGCGGATCATAGGCAAAGAACGATGCGCCCGGCATTGTCAGCAGCGAAAGCCGGGCCTCATCGAAATCAATGTCGGCATGCGCTCCGGGGGCCAGCGTGAATTCGGCTTGCCACAGGCGCGGGCCGCGCGATGCGGTGAAGATTTCGCCGCCTTCTGTGGCCTCTGAAACCACCGCATCCGGTACCCACAGCCGTGCCGACTGGATGCGCAGCATCTGCATGAATTGCGCGGCAGTCAGGGGGAAGGACAATGCCATCAGCCAATGCTCCGAGGGTCAGCCGAGATCTGTTGGACGCGGCGCGGCAGAATGTTGTCGTTGTATTGCTGCAACCCCGCACGGATCATCGCACCAGCTTGGTTGCGGACGATCTCTGCCACCGTGCCGGGTTCCTGCCGGACGATGATTTCAACCTGCCCGCGCCCACCACCGGCGCTGTCGGCCATGCGCTTGGAAATGTCATGCGGGATGATCTGCGTGCCGCGCGGCAGGTTCATGATTTCCCCGCCGCGTTCGTTCACTTGGGTCAGACCACCGCGCCAGTTGTTGGTGCCGTTGGCATTCGTGTCGATTCCTAGAAACTTCCAAAATCCACCACCGCCAGTCCCGGCACCCCAAAGCGCATCGAACGCCGAATTCGCAAGCATGTCTGCAAACTTCATAAGCACGTCGCCGATTGCGTCTTTCAGGCTTTTAGCTCCGGTGATAAGGCCAACAAATGCCGATTTCATGGTATCGCGCACTTCTTCGAACGTCTTTTTCAACTGCTCAGATCGCTGCTTGAGCATGTCAATCGCAGGAATAAGCCGGGATACCTCGTCCCTTTGGGCGGCAGTTGCATTCGCGCCAAGGTCCATCCGCGCATTGTAGGCCTCAGCCTCAATGTCAGACATTCCCATCGTCGCGGTCAGGCGTTCGTATTCCTCGCGCAGCTTCGCAATCGCATCGGTTGCCTTGTCAGCCGCAGCCGTTGTGCCACCCCCGCCGCCACCACCACCGCCGTCATCAGGAATGCCGAAGTCAACGCTGGTTGGCGCGGAACGGGGCTTCGGGCTTGATGTTGGCGCGAGCTGACTGCCAAGCAAGAATGCACGCTGAGATCCGCGCTCATCAGGGCCTAGATCATTGGTGGCCCCGGGCAGGCTTCGCCGCAAACTATCCGCCCAACCACGCGCGACATCCAGCGCCCGCGAAAGCAATCCGACTTGCGCAACCGCACCGGACATGTCCACGCCGTTAATCTTGTTCGCCTCATCGAGCAGCAGTGTTGCTGTCGCTATCGCCTCTGCCATCCGCCGGTCAAATTCGTCTGCACCGATGGTCCCGGCGGAAAATTGAGCTTGTAGGCTATCCAATTCCGAGACGACATCAAAGATCGAAGTCGCCAAGTCATCGAACCCCAATTCGACAAGATACCCGATGTCACTGGAAATTGCAGATGTTGCTTCGCCAATATCCCGCGCTAGGCCTTCATACAGATAGGATAGATCCCCAAGGGCGTCCTTGTGCTGGTCAATGACAACTGTGCTTTCAAGCAGAGCGTCGGCAACCTTGTCCCCGAGAATGGCCCGCGCCCGCGCTTCATTCCCGAGAAGTTTGTCAAGCTCAGCCTGTGCGCCGATCAAGCTGGCAATCCAGTCCAAGATCGCATTGGATGTTACAGTTATCGCTGGAGCAAGCGTCACAGCAAGCGCCGTTCCAACCCCGCCAGCCGCCTTTGAAAGACGACCCATCGCATCGTTGGCAACCTCGATCTGCATGGCATCCAGATCAGAAACTGCCAAGCCAAAGTCAGACTGAAACTTTGTCGCACTTGCAACAGCCGCACCAAACCCGCCGAGCATGTTAATCGCATCAGCGCCGCTTTTTCCGAAAATATCGATCGCCGCAGCCGTTCTTGCGGTCGGGTCGCTGATCGCCGTTATAGCATCGCCAATCAAAGCAAGCTGCTTGTCAGCCGACAAGCCTTTCAAATCATTTATCGACATCCCCAAACGACCGAACGCGTCAACCTGCGTTGTGGTGCCATGCGAAAGCGCCGTGATGTTGTCTTGCATCTTGACAATGGTTTTGGACAAGTCCTCTGCCGAAAGGCCAGCTTCCTCGGCAACCAGTGCCATTGCCTGAAACTTCGCAACCGACGTTCCGGCAACCCGCGCCTGCTTGGACAGCGCGTCAATGTTGTCCATCGACACCTTTGTCAGCGCAGTTAGTGCCGCCACCGGCACTGCCAGCGCGATCCCCATACCACGGGCAAAGCCAGCCATGCGCGCGCCGGTTGCCTGAACCTTGGAGGAGAAGTCACTCAGGCCCTTCTGCAGCTTTGTCGTCTCGCCCTTTGCATTCTTGACCCCAGCCGTGAATGCCGCGCTGTCCAACCCGAGGGCGACGAACAGCGAGCCGATTTCTTGCGATGCCATATTGGACCCTTGCTATGCTATCTCGGCAGTTTTAGCCTGCCGCCTGGAGTAACCAGGAGATTCAGATGAAGAAGATTTCAGCCGGTATTGCAGTCTTGGCTTTGGCCGGGTGCGTGAGCAACGACACGCCAGTGAATGCGAAGCCCACTGCGGCGAGCACCGCAGACAGAAACTTGGTCGCGGCGACAATCGCACAAAAACCTCAAAGACCCGGAAAAGCGCCCAATTCAGGAACTGGCGGGCCTATCAACTTTCTAATGGGCATCGCGTGATTTGCGCGGAACTGAATGCCAAAAACGGCTTTGGTGGCTACGTTGGATTTGAGCCGGCATATGCGCGACTATCTGGCTCCCGCGTCCTGACGGCACAGCACGGCGATGGTGCCGCACTCGCATGCAGCCAAGCGGCGCAAAACACCCTCAAAATTGCGTCCGCTCTAGGCTAGTCTTTCAGCTGGCCCCCCAAGCGTGCGCAAGCGCGCGCAGATTTGCTTCTAGAACTTCGGCGGATTGCGCCGCCCCGCGCTTCATCTGCGGCGGGAAAACGCGGTCAAACTTGGGCAAGGTGCCCACCATGGCCGCGCCTGTCAGGGCCGCCGAATTGTAGGTTTGCAAGTTTGTAACCTCGGCCTCTCGCGTGAACCTCTTGATCGCGCCCTGCAGGTGCAAATCGAACAGGCGCAGAGTTAGCCCCCAGAACGCGGCAGGATCAAAGCCCGCCGCGACATAATCAACCAAAAGGCCAGACAGAGTTGGCGGGGCCGTCACCCCGCCGCTGCGTTTCCCGGTTCAGCGTCCGGGAAGGCATTGGCCATGGCAACGCCCAGCTTGTCGAGGTTACCCGACAGCATGGACCCTGCCAATTCCAAGGTCATGTCCGGGTGAAACTGTTTCAGCCCGGCCCAGAACAGGGCGCGCGTCCGGCTGGCGTTCAGGGCAGCAGGGTTTTGCAGGATCGCCAGCGCATTTGCATCGCCACCGATGATGTCCTCGAACTCAGCAAGCGCGTTGAAATCCAGCCGCATCCGATAGGTCGCGCCATCATGTTGCAGCGCGACCTCCCCCTTGATCTTGTTCGCCATTAGACCACCGCCGTCAGAACCGGCTTGCCGGTGGCCTTGACCGTGAAGGTTGCGCTCATCTTGTCGTCGGCCACCAGATCGCCCATTTCATAGGCGGTCACGATACCCGCGAAGTCCAGCGCCACGGTCCCGCCGGGGAACAGCACCCGGAAATCATCCTTCGGCGCGCTGAACGACACCAGAAGAACATCGGTGGCGGACGGCTTGAAGTTAATCGTGATCGTCGCCTCGCCCGCATCGATAAGGCCGGGAATGTATTCCTTGGCACCATCGGGGCTTTCGAGGTTGGTCACGTCCACCGTGTCGCGGGTCCAGCCCGGCGGGGTCAGGCTGACCACCTCGGCAACGTAAACATATGTCGTGCTTGGCCCCTTGATGCCAAACCGTGCGCCAAGACCCAGCGCGGCTTCTGATGCAGGCATGTCAGCCCCTCCATGTGATGTTGAAGTCCAGTGAAATCCGCGTCGGCCGATCTACCGCTGCGCTCTCGAAATTCTCTCGCGTGGTGTCGAGAAACACCGCGTTGAACCCGCCGCCGGAATACCCGTTCAGCAGGCCGATCACGTCGCGCGACAGAAGCCGCGCCTGAGGCCGGTCGATGCCGTAGCAGTCGATCTGCACCCGATACCGCCAAAGCCCATCCGTGCCCGTCAGGTGCGGCTCATCGCGCCCGCTCACCACCATCAGAACAAGCGCGGGCAGCTCGGCCCCTTGCTGTGGCGTTCCCCAGAACACGCGACCAGAGACGCGCGCATTGACGGCAGGGTTTGCGATCAGCAGGGCGTGCAGCGCTTCATCCACCTTTAGCCCTCCGCTTGGCCTGCCGTGCGGCGGCCTTCATGATTTCGGCGCTCAGCTCGTCGCCAATCAGATCCAGTGCCGTGCCGCTGGTTGCATCCCATGCCGGGCGCGCGAAAGGCTGCGCGGCGGTGCCAGGATGTTTCGACCCGGCAAACCGCCCGCCGTTGATGTGCGGCTTGGTCCCGAACTCCACCAGATGCGCGTGAAACGCTTTGGTGGTTGGCCCGACAAACATCATCACCGGAGGCATCGACCCCTTGGCGGCGCGGCGCGCATCGCGCATCGACTTGACCGCCGCCGCCTTGTTGCCCGCCGTCTGCCGCATGGTCTGGGCATAGGCGGCCTTGCCAGCCTCGCCTTTGATCTTGGTGCTGACGATGATGCTGCCCGCCAAAACCCCATCATCGACCGGGGCCAAGCTGCGCATTTTCTCTGCAACGGGTGCGCCTGCCTTCTTCAAGGCGTTGCGCGCCACCGTCTTGCGGGTCGCGGTCTTTTCGATCTCCATCAGCGCAGCTTCCAGCTCCTTGAAGCCGCTAACCTTTGCCGTCACCCTCACAGGTCGGCCCTCGCCTCTGCGGTGATTTCCAAATAGCCGCGGCGATCCAGTTCCTTGATGCCCATGATCTGAAACGTCTTGCCGCCCTCGATCAGCGCATCCTTCGGCGTCAGGCCCAGCGTCAGCTCCGAGGATCGCACAACAAACCGCGCGGCAAGGGTTGACATCACGCCGCCCGCCGCCATTTTCTCGCCGTCCGACACATCCTTGCGGCCCGCCCAGATCGTGCCAATGTCGCCCCACGCCTCGGTGACGCCCAGACCGGTGTTTGTGACCGCATTGCGCCGCAGCGTGATTCGGCGGTCCAGTTTGCCCGCGCCGATCATGCTTGCGTCCAGCGCATCTGGTTCACCATCCGCGCGACTGGCTCAGGCAGACCTGCTGAAGCGCTAGAACCCTCTCGATCTTCAAACAAAGACCCAACCAGCATGAGCACCGCAACCCGCGCATTCTGCAAAAGCCCCGGCGCCATCGCGCAGGTGAAGGTCACTTCGCAATCCTCTGCGACAACGACAGACGGTCCAAGGTCGGTTGCAGTCACAACCAACGACTCGGCGCCGGCCGCATAGCCCGCACTGGCCCCTGTCACATCAGGAAACGGCAAGATCACTGGGCCAGACTTGGCGGTAACCTTCCAAGTCTGCGGCATGATGCAGCGACCAAGTAGACCCGTCCAACCATCCAAAGTGCCGACTGCTGACGCAATCAGCGCTTCGATCACAACGTCAGCCTCATCATGCTCAACTTTGCAGTACCCCTTTGCCTCTTGCAAGGTAACCGGATGCACAGCCGGGGGTGTGACCAGAACGGGCGTCATTCAGATGCAGCCGCCCCGGCATCGGGCGCTTCGCCAGTCGTTGCGTCAGCCTCAGCAGCCCCGGCCTCAGGCGCAGCGCTTTCAGCAGCGGTAACAAGCGCCGCCAACTCCTTTTTGGCCACACCCTCGGCAAAGCCCGAGATCGATGTAGTGCTTGGCTTCTTTTGCCAGCTTTGCATCCTTGCTGGCGTCATAGATCACGCCCGCGTGCAGCGTGCCGCAATCACCCGTCTGGGTGCGGATCATCTTGAAAAGCATGGGAACCCCCGTGTGAAAGAAACGCCGGGGCAATCGCTGCCCCGGCGCATGTCAACTGTCAGACCCGATCAGGATCAGGCGAAGGTGAAGTTGCCGGTGACCAGCGAGGCGGGCCGCTTCACCGCCAGCGCCACGCGCTTGGTGGCCTTCATCGTCAGCATGCCTTCGACAAAGTTGTCGCCATGCTCTGACGAAATGCGCAGCGTGGTTTCCTGACGGTCATACAGGGTGGCCGCCATGCGCATCGCGCCGACCAACCACGACCCCGCCGTCATGCTGTTGCTTTCAACGATCGGCAGGCGCCACAGGGCCGGGTTGCCGGGGCTGCCCGGAACGCCGAACAGATAGCGGTTCTCGCCGTCCTTCAACAGCTCGATGCCCGCCCAATCGACAGGGTTCAAGACGATGCCATCAGCGGCATAGTCATTCAGAGTAACCTGCAGAATGGCCAGACGCAGGCGATCGATGCGCTGCGCATTGGGCAGACCAGCAGCGGCCGAGAACGCGGTGGCGTTGGTCACAAGACCCGAGAGGTTCTGCCCGGTGCCGTTGCCGGTCAAAAGCTGCTGCTCTTCGACCAGATCAAGGCCATAGGCCAACTCGCCGTTCACCTCGCCCTCAAGAAGCGCCGCATCCGCAAGCGCCTCTTCGCTGACGTGGGTGATATGCGCGATCTTGCGCATGATAGCCTCAGCCTTGGTCCAGCCGAAGGTCGAGGCCGGGGCTGCAGCAGTCTCTGCCGTCATCGCGGCACTGTTGGTGCGGGTGGTCTGCCGGGTGTACTCGACAGAGCCGGTCTGGCCCGTCGGCACCACATTCAGCAAGCCACGGATCAAAAGGCTGCGGCGCGGCATGTTGACAGGATCGGGTTCGCGATCCGACCAGATCAGACCACCGCCCGAACCGCCAACCGTGGTGATCTGCGCCTTCACGTCCATCTCCAGCGCACCGGGGCGACCAGCTGCAAGATACGCCCGCAGCTCCTCGCTCTGCGCAACCTGACGGCCTGCCGAAACAGCCTTGCCGCTGCGGCCAGCACCACCTTGGGCGACGATTTGCTCAAGCTCCAGCGCGCGGCCCTCCATGGCCTCGAGCTTGCCTTCCAGCTTGGCCTGCGCCTGCGAAAAGCTGTTGAATTGCGGCAAGAGCTTGTCGATGTCCGCCTTCAGCTCGGCACTGATCTCGCCCGCCTTCGCGGCCTCTTTCAGCGCCTTTTCAGCCTTCGGGAACAGATCTTCGCGCATGGCGCTGACCGAGGACTGAACCTCTTTCAGAACCTTTGCCACATCGCCCGAGGCGTCGGCACGCGGGCTCATCATCAGCGCCGAAGGCGCAGTCGTCATCAGGGCCGCCAGGGCGGCAAATTTCACTTTGTGAGACATGGGTTTTCCCTCGTTTCAGGATTTCATGAGATCGCGCAGCTCGGTCAGCCCCGCGAGAAGATCGGCGGCACCATGCTCGCCGGATGAGGCAGCGCCACGCTTACCCCCGGATTTCAGTTCAGCCGCGATCTGGCGCGCGTCCGATCTGGACATCCCAGCCTTCTGCGCCATCAGGTCAAGACGCCGCTCTGCGCGCAGAGCCAGCGCATTGGCCTCTTGCGGATCGACGGTCAGCTGGTCGCCGTCCATGTAAAGGTCCGCAAAGCCCTTCTCGATCGAGGTCTTGGCATTGAGGTACGTTTCCGCATCCATCAATTTGGCGACCTCTTTCGACGCGATTCCGGTACGGGCCGCGTAAATATCGGCCATCGCCTCATCGAATGGCTGCAGCCAGTCGGCGACTTCGCGCATGTCATGGCGGTTGCCACCCGCAACAACCCAAGCGTTGTGGATCATCAGGAACGCGCCGCGCCCGATGCGCACTTCATCGCCCGCCATCGCAATGACCGAGGCCGCGCTTGCCGCGATGCCCAGGACATTCACCGTCACCTTCTGTGGGTGATCGCGCAACAGGTTGTAAATCGCCAAGCCTTCGAACATGTCGCCGCCGGGGCTGTTGACGTTGACCGTCACCGGGCGATCCCCGATCGAACGCAGCGCGCCGGCGATGCGCTTGGCGGTCACGCCCTCTTCCCAGTAATCGTAGCCGATCACATCAAGAACCGAGATGGTCGCATCATCGGAATTTGCGGCCCGAATATCCGGCGACCAGCGCGCCAGAACGGATTGCGCGATATCAGATCGCACGCCACGGACGCGCGCCGAATATCCAAACGGGGACACGGTTGCGAAGGCGTCATGTGTCTTTCCTTCCTAAGGAACGTCAAGCGGCGAAAGACGCGGTCTGCGCCAGCAGCGCATCGGCGTTGGGGTCTTGGTGACGGGGCAGGGTTCAACAGCTTGCGGCGTTCGTTGGCTGTCATGGTGCCCGAAGCTCCCATCATCGACATGAATGCGCCCTTGGCTTGGCTGTCCATTTGCAGAACGGCCTCGCGGTTGAACTCGAAGTACCAGCTTTGGCGCTTTCCTGCTGGCACCAGATCCTTCAAGATACGCTTCTCGATCCGCTTCAACAGCGGATTGATGCCGGTGGTCAACCAACTCAGCATGATTGCCTCAACGCCTGTTCCCCACATGGTCTGACCTTCGGCCGAGTGACCGATGATCACGGGCGGCACGCCAAACCAGCGGCAGATATCTTCCACCGCATAGCGCCGTGTTTCCAGCAACTGGGCATCCTCGGGGGACAACGTGATGGGCGAGTATTTGGCGTGGGGAGGCAGCACCATCGCCTTGCCAGCCTTCTTCGACCCGGTGAACCTCTCCAACAAGGCAGTCAGCTTTCCTTGCTGCTCTGCTGTCGGGGCCCCGCCCTCCCACGTCACGACAGCACCGGGCTGCATGGCATTGGAAAAGAAGCTCGAGCTGGTTTCATCGGCAGCCAAAGCCGCACCGAAACTGTTCACACCGGCCCGAACCGCCGACATGCCCAAACCACCGCCCGTGCTGAATCCGGGAATGTTGAACACCTTCTCCGGCGGAAGATACTCGACCTTGCCTCGATCCAGATAGGACCACCGCACCAGAGCGCCTTGGCGCACATCAGGGGTCGCATTGATCAAGGGCCGCAGGCCAACAACCCGATCGCCGATTTTCAACAGCTCAGAAGGCGCGTTGCCACGGATCAGCAGCTGCGCAACCACGCCTTCCCAGAACTCGAAGGCCGTTTGCTCGCGGTTCGGACTGACTGTCAGAACTTCTGCGATCGGGTCATAAACCGTTTCGCGCGAATCCTCTGGCCCCTTCATGTAAAGCGCAGACGGCAGGGACGCCACCAGCTGCGACGTGCGCGTGGCGCAGGCCCAGACCGCCGAAAGGTTCATCACCGTATCCGGCGAAACCCGCGTGCCCGAATTGGAAATCTGGCCATAATTGTTGAACGCGCCTGTCGCACCAGCCGGGCCTTCCCAGCCCGAGTGCCCATCGGGCAGTGATGCCGAGGCGCGCCGCAAAGCGCGGTTGAACAAACGCCCGATCATGCGACCATCACCGCATTGGCCAACCAAGCGTCATAGTCTACCGGCGGCGCAATGACCGGGTTGCGGCCCATCAGCTCTGCGGCGTTGAGCATGGCCACGACCGGATCAATCTTTGCATCGCCCGCCGTCACCTTCTCGATCACAACCATGCTGCCCACCCGTTCCGCCTTGGCGTTGCCAATGCACCAGTTCATCAAGGACTGATCGCCGTGTGCGACAGCCTTAGCCTTCAGTTTCAATTCCATGTTCCAGATCGGGCCGCGCAAACCGCCACCCTGTCGGACACCGCAAAGCAGCGGGCCTTCAAGTCCCAGCGCCGCCAACTCGTCCAGGATCGGCGCGACCTGCCCATGATCCAGACCCACCGCTTGCTCTTCCGGCAAAAGGCCAGACTCCTGCACTTCCTTGACCAGTGCCGCAAACTCTTCATGCCCCTGGCTTGCATAGGTGCAGATCGTCAGATCGCCGTCCTTGGCAAAATCTTCCAGCACCGATGCAATCTTCGGCCGCCGCAGTAGAACCTCGGGCTGGGCCCACGCTTTCACCCAAATCAACCAGCGGCGAGTTCCAATCTCTCGACCAATGACGCACATCGCCAAAAGGTCATCCAGCCCACCGCCATCGCCGCCGATCATTGCGACCTCAGACCGCTTCAATAGATCGTGCAGCCTCATCGGTGGTTCAGCACATTGCTCCCAATACTGGGCGCCGATCCATGTCTCACCAGAAAGGCCTAGGCCGATCTCGATATTCAAATGCTGGGATACCCAGACCTTCTCTGTCTCGGGCGAAATCCGCCCGTTGTTTTCATAATCGTCTTCAAGCCGCTGCGCGTTGATCGACCGCCCAAGGTTCGGCAACACCAGCCGCCAGTTAGCCCGATCCTTCCAGAACTTCTGGTTCTTCTGCAGTGAAACAGGGAACTCATACAGCACCGGAAGCATGATCGGCGCAGCCCCACTCTTGCCGTCCCGAATGTCGCGCGCCTTTTGCAGTTCGGTCTTGAAGATGCCCGCTGGCGCTTCATCAGACTGGGTGGTGATGAACAACACCTGACCGCCCATTTGCGTGATGCCACCGCCGCGGATCTGCTGCATCACCCGCACAGCAGCCGCTTTCTTCCCCAGCTCGTGCAGCTCATCGATGATCGTCAACAGCGGGATTTCCCCGGTCACGATCTTGTTGTCGAACGTCTTCACCTCCAACGAGGTGCCGGTCTTGATCCGTGTGATGGTCTTCAGGTGATCCTGCACCTTGAAGACAGCCTGCAACTGCGGATCGAGGCGGATCATACCCTGCGCCTGTTCGAACAGCCGGCCCGAGATATTCTGACTGGGACCGATCAACAGCATCGTGCCGTTCGGGGTGTCCTCCATGTAAAGCGCCGTCAGCGCCAAAGCCGAAACATAGGTCGATTTCGAGTTCTTCTTGGGAACCAGACAGAACAGCTCCCAAACAATCCGTTCCTTGGTCACAGGGTCTTCGCTGGCCAGAAAGGCGGTCAGTATCTTGAAAAACCAGTCGCCGCAGGCATCGGCCATCGTCGGGTTGCCGCGCACGTCCGGCAGACGCAGCCGCTTGAAGAACGCCAGCGCCTTGGCTGCACGGGCCTCATTCAGGGGAACGTCCGCCATAGGCACTTCGCCCGCATTGATCTTTGACCACCAATCAGGGCAGGCAAAGCGCGGCAAAGCCTCAGTGCTTGACAACAGATTGCGCCTCCTGCGCCAGATCCGCTTCCAGCTGCGCATCGGCATCCATCGCCAATCGCGCAACCTGCTGTTTCTTTCCCTCATTCTCCGGCTTGCTCTTCCGGTCTTCCGACAGTCGGCGCTCAGCCTCGATCAGCTCATCGCGGCGCATCATCTCTAGAACCTTGGTTGCCGCGGCTGGCTTTTGCCCCTCGATCGCTGCGCGCGCCATCGACGAGAACAGCGCCAACTCCAACCGCGCCCGCGCATTGTCACGCTTCGTCAGCGAGGCTCTAAAATGCCGCTTCAGTGATGGCAGGCTGATTCCAATGACTTCGCAGATGCGCTGGTTCGTGTAGCCCTTCACCAGGGCCGCTTCTACATGGTCCCGGTCTTCTTGGGTGATCTCCAAAGACGGCCTGCCACGCTGCCCCTTATTGGGCCTCACGGGGTTTCCGAACAGATCAGTCACCCGGTCATCGGTGTTTTTCACTCCCGCCATAAAAAAAATCCCTCGCTTAGAGCCACACCGGTCTAGAGGTT